GAACTAAAGCTTATTTTGACAGCTTGCGTGACGATTGGATGGTCTCAGGGTTCGAAAAACACGTGTGGCGATGGTTACTTTCGAGAGACCTTTCGGGGGTTAGTGGGTTCGATAGGCCTGATATGGCGATCACTTTAGAGGATAAAATTAAGCATACGATAAACAATGGGTCGCCAATTGACGTTGCAGAGGCGCTTTGCATCGGTTTTGCAGAGGAGTATTGCGAAGGTTTGATGTCTATTAAGAAGAGTATTTCATGGCTTGATAACAGTTTGGCGTTCGAATTAGGCCTCTCCCGGATTGATAATTGGCAGAGTATTGTCGCTAAAATTTTGAAGGCTCAAACCAAGGCGATAAAGAATAATAAAGATAAATTATGGCAGTTAAAAATAGACGGCGCCCCGATGAAAATACGCGGTACTGTCATGCCCAAAGGTATCGCCAACGGGAAGAAAATACAGCGTGACGAGGCGGCTAGAGGGGAGTTTAGCGGGTTGATTGGAGACGATAAAAAAGAGGCCTTTATGGCCTATTTTAGGGGTCTAAACGATGAATAAAAAAGGTATCTTTTTGAGAAATAAAAACGATACCTTTTATTTATGCAAGAAAAAAGGTATCTGTTTCAGTGATACCGGTATCCCTAAAGTATCACCGAAAAGATACCTTTATTTTTCTTTAAAATCAGTTACTTATCTACTAAGGTATCTATTTACTATATATATTACTAAATATAAATATTATATATATAGTACTGTATACAGTGGTTATATACAGTGGTTTCGGGTTTTTATATATATCTGTAGGCTCTTGGGTAAAAAATGGATACCTTTTTTTTATAACAGGAATTGATCATTTTTTAACCAATTGGTTAAAATCTTGACTTCTATCAAAAATGCAATTTATACTAGAGAAAATTAAGGACTTGTGACGATGACAAATGACGAATGGTTAGAAGTACTCGCGGTAAAAACTCAGATGCAAAAGCTCGAGAAATTTATCTCGTGTTCTGCGGATTTAGCGCCCGATGAGATTGTCGGTTTTATTCAGAATAATTTTAATAATATCCCCCTCGAGGCTTTCGTCGAAGCGATCAAAACCGCTCGCCAAGAATCCCTCGAAGAACTGGCGGATCTAAAAGCGGAGTTCGAAGCGTTATGAGTATCAATTCTGTCGATGTGGTTTTGGAGCGTATGTTTGAGAGCGTGGCCGAGAAGTTTAGGGATAAAAAACTTAACAAAACGTTGACCCCCGAGAGAGCCCGGGCTTATGCTCGGCAAATGCTCGAAGCCGTAGAGCCTGACTTAGACGACATCAACCTCGACGATCACGTTGAAATCACAATCGAAGGCAATACGATACATTTCGGGGCCCTCACAGACTACGGTAGATTTATTTTAAGCCGAGGCTATGAGCCCTTAACCGAGCCTAAAACGATCACGTTTACCGGCACGATAGAATTGGATGATTCAGATGAAAATTAAAAACCTTATCAAAAAATTTATCGACGCCATTTTATCGGCCCCGATTGCGATGACAGTCCACAAGCCCCAAAGGCTAGAGCCTAAAGGCATCAAGATAACTAACCCCGAGATTTGGGTCGATGGCGTCAAGTGTGATGTTGTACCCAATAGTGTTAGGTTTCAGCATAGTGATGACCTCGAAAACTTCGAGGATGTGCCCGCAGGCCAACAGCCAACTAAACGATATATTACACCCGTGGTATAATTTAACTATGCCAAACGAACAACACTATCCAACAGCCCTCAGACATCAACATTTTGTCAGTGAGTATATTGCCCACGAGTTCAATGCTACCAAGGCGTACAAGGCGGTTTACGACAACGACCCTGACAAGCCTATGAACGATCAATCAGCGGCGGCTAGTGCGTCTAAGTTGCTCAAAGATACTAAGGTCGCGGCCATGGTCGAGGAAGCTGTCGAGCTCAGGGTCAAGCGTATGGCCATTACCAAGGACAAAGTGCTCGCAAGATACGACGCATGGGCCAACGTGGATATGTCCGATATGGTCAACGCCGAGACGATAATCGAAACCAACAAAGAGGGCGAAAAGTTCGAGGTCATTAGGATCACCCCTAAACCTTTTAAGGATTTGACCAAGGCCCAAAAGAGCTCGATTTCAGGGTACACCATCGGGAAAGACGGTTTTAAATATGCCTTGGTAGACAAAAAAGGCGCCAACGACATGTTAGCCAAGCACCTTGGCATTGATAAATTAAACGTCGAGATGTCAGGCCCCGACGGAGGAGCGATAGAAATTGACAGCGCCAGCACAGCTAGAGAACGCCTCCGAGGCAAACTTATTTCAAAGGATGACGAAAGCGGAACAGACGAGGCTATTTGATAGCCTCTCAGATGCCGAGATTCTCGCTTTAGAGCACGATTGGGAATTCTGGGCACGTCAGGACCAAAAAATACCTCAAGAGCTAATAACCGGTGAAAAGAACCTTTGGTTACCCTTGGCCGGCAGGGGATGGGGTAAAACACGCACAGGCGCGGAGTTTGTGCGAACCCTCGTAGAATCGGGTAACTATGGGCGAATCGCGCTAATAGGGGCCACTACGGGAGACACACGAGACGTTATGATCGAGGGAGAGTCAGGGCTATTATCCCTTTTTCCCAACGATAAAAGGCCAATCTACAACCCTTCAAAGCGTAGAATCACCTTTCACAACGGAGCTACAGCCCATACCTACTCGGCCGAAGAGCCTAGTCGATTGCGGGGCCCTCAGCACCATGCCGGATGGCTAGACGAGTTTTGTAGCTGGCGTTATCAAGAGGACACGCTCGACATGTATCAATTCGGGCTTAGGCTCGGAGAAAACCCCCTCACAATCGTCACCACCACCCCCAAACCGACCAAAGTTTTAAAAGAAATGGTCGCAGATGAGGACACTCTCATCACCAGGGGCAAGACTTCAGACAATGAGCACAACCTCGCAAAGCCTTTTCTCAAGAAAATTAAGCGTAAGTACGAGGGCACTCGATTAGGCCGCCAAGAGCTCAACGCCGAGATTCTTGACGACAATCCGAACTCTCTATTTTCACGAAAAGACATCGAAAAAGGCCGTGTCAAAAAGCACCCGGAACTAGCCCGGATCGTCGTAGCCGTCGACCCGGCGGTCACTAACAATATCAATTCAGACGAGACAGGCATCGTCGCCTGTGGCATTTGCCACGATAATCAGGGCTATGTGCTCGAGGATAGCACCCTCAAAGACGACGTCACCCAATGGGCAAAGATAGCGGTCGAGTTATTTGATATACTAGAGGCTGACTTGATCGTCGGCGAAGTGAACAACGGCGGCGACTTGATCGAAGTAGTTATTCGTCAAGCTGAAAAGGATGTCACTCGCACAGTGCAAGCCCCGGTAGCTTACGAGTGCGTTAGGGCGACACGAGGCAAGGCCATACGGGCAGAATTTTTAACGTTACTTTATGAACAAGGCAGAATTCACCATGTGGGCACTTTTTCAGACCTTGAGGACGAAATGTGCGAATTTGATCCAACGCTTGAGAATCAGCCTTCGCCTAATAGGGTTGACGCTTTGGTCTGGGCTTTCACCCAATTATTCGGCACCGAAATATCGATGCCATCTGTGAGGATTATTTAATGTCAATGTGGATAACCGGGCAAATAACGAGCGGCACGTGGTACCACCGCGAGGAACGTTGGGGCGACGATTATGTGTGGGAATTTACCGGCGTTTTCGATGACGAAGACAAAGCGATAGCCGCATGCCAAGACGAGAATTATTTCATCGCGCCAGTAACCTTAAACAAGCCTTTCCCCCATGAGAAGGTCGAAATGCCCGGCGGATATTACCCACTAGCTAAGACCGAGGCGCCAAATGACAATTAATTTCCAAAAATACCTACCAGACTTGAGCGACGTTATGATGCTAGCGGGGTTGATCGGTATAGGCGTCGGGATTTCGTTCGAATGGTCGTGGCCTTTAGCCCTTATCACGGATGGTGTTATACTACTTTGCTTGTCCCTTGTCGCAAAACTAAAAGGTGCCGCCTAAATGTCATGGTTAGACCTGAGCTCTAAGGAGCTAGACACAGCCCCGGAACAGAAACAATTTTTCCAAAATACGAGCTTTATTGAGGCCCTTTTCGCGTCAGGTAACGGCGATTTAGGCGCGGCGGGCGCGATTGAGCTGTACTATCGGTGTAAGCCTTTTTTCCAAGCGGTAAAGAAACGCGCCACAGGGTTCGCATCGATTCAGCCTAGAATCTGGGACGTAGACAAGAAAGAATTCGTCGATCACCCGGTCTTAAAAAGGCTAAAAAACCCGAACCCCTTTCAAAGTTATGAGGCCTGGGCCTTAGAGCTATCAGAATTTTTCGACGTGACCGGGAACTCGTACCCCATGGCCACGGGCAATATCAACAGGCCACCACTCGAGCTTTTTGTCGAAAGGCCTCAGACGGTTAACTTGCTCACAGGGCGAAACACTTTTTATTTCCCTGAAACGATAAACGTAAGCCGGAAACAAGATACCGACAGCTTTAAACTTGAAATCAAATCGACGGAAGGCGTCAGGACGGCGCGTTATTTCAATCGCAAAGAACGTGAAATTTGGCATGTCAAAGACACCAACCTTTCGGAGTTAAATTCGGGGCTATGGGGTGTGAGTGCCGCACAACCTGTGTGGACTGAAATCGAACAATTTATCGAGGCCAATAT